TATTCATTTACGCCTCCAATCTTCACGTATTCTTGGCAGCAATTTGCTGCACTTGTTTTGCGTATTCTTCTAGTGGCACGCCCAATTTTTTAGCTATTTGAACTTGTGTTGGCGAGAGTCTCACAGTATTGCGCCCAGTAGCACTGCCATTTCTAGCAGCTCCAGCAACAGTCTGAGCGGGCCTGTTACTATTGTTTGTTGTAGTATTATTACCACTAAACCTTGCGTTTAGTCTAGTGTCAATTTCACTATAATACTCATCTGACTCAGGATCAAAACCTTGAGTGATTAATTGTCTATGTATTCCATAGGTCGCCATAGTTTTGACTAAGTCATGTTCATCTTTGTCACCATTACCAAACCAAGGATTTTTACTTACCCAGGCTTTAGCTTTTACACTAGGCTCAATTTCCTGTGGTGCAGGTCGTGGTGATTCAGATTGAAAGTTTGGAACAGGTTTTTCTTCTACAGGCTTTTCATTTTCAGCTTGTTTTGCTTTTAAAGACATTTCAGCTCTTTGCCTTTGCAAAACAACATCAGTTAGTTTAGCTTGTATCTCTGCTTGTTTTTTAAAATCTTGAGCTTGATAAGCATCTTGTAATAAATTTTGTAAAGATTTTTCTTCTGCTTGAGCTCTCTGTTTAAACTCTGTAATGTATGATTCATCTAAAGTATTCTTTTGAGTTTTAAGATTATCATTTTCTTGTTTTACAGATTTAGCGTATTGTAAAGCAGCTTCAGCTTTTCTTTCTTCTTCTCTCCACCTTTTTGTTAAATCATTTATTCTAGTCTGAACTTTGTTAGAATACTCATCGTGCTCTTTAGATTCGTTCTTTGGCTCTTCAGCAGGATTTGCCTCTTGAGTTACTTGAACATCAGACTCTTTTTTCTCTTCCTCTTTTACTTCGACATCAACAGACTCTCCTGAAGTGTCTAGAGGAACCATTTTATTATTTTCATTGTTTGGTTGTGGTTGCATAGGTTTCTCCATTTTATAATATGTTACGTGGTAAGATATCTCTAGGATCTCTTACCTTTGCCATTATTTCGTCATCATTGACTATACGTAGCTCACCACCATCAATCTTGATTCTAGCACCTGCGTACTTGGCAATGAGAACCCAGTCATCAACTTTACAAAAAGGACCACTAGGAAACTTGGATTTGTCTAGATAGCAATCGCTACCAACTTTTAAAACTTTACAAATGTTTGTAGATATCTGTGATTCTTCTACAGTTTGATCTGTCAAATGAATTCCAGATGATGTTTTGTTATCTAATTTTAATGGAAATAATACTATTTTGTACCCACAAGGCTCTGGCACTTTTTCTAATTCGCTTTTTGCTTTTGCAGCAGCTTTACCATCCCAAATATGTTTAGGGACAATAAGTTTTGGTTTAGTCGTCATCTTCTAGCTCCGTTTTCTTTAGCAGGTCCGTGAGTTCCTGTATCTCGTTTTTTAATGCTGCATTCTTACCCGTCAAATATTTATAATCTGACCAGTCTTTACACAGTCCACTGGTTATAGACTCTTCAACCGCCTTTTGTCTATCAATTAATTGTTTTTTGTAAGCTGTAAAAAAATTTTCTAACCGCATGATTTCATTTTATCAGACAATTTTTTACACCGATTTGGTGTTTGTTTATTCCACCTGGAATCGAGCATCTCATAACTTGCGCCGATAAAATTGTCTTGCTGCAGGCATTTCCACATATTTTTAAACTTAGCAACGCCTGTTTTACCAAGTTGAAAGCACATCTCCGTTAAGACGTGTTGAGCTTGTTCCGGCACTTCATCAATGCCATTCTCTATTAATAATTGTTTCATTTGAGCTACAGCTCGACTTAAATCTTTATCAAACACAGCTTGTAAATCGTCTTCAGTATATTCTATTCCTGGCTTAAATGGATCTCCTTCAACAACTTTATGACCCCATCCTATGGTGTCAAAACCTTCAGTATCTTGATAAATTTTATTTCTAAAACCCTCACTTAATTTTACTGAGTCAGATAATTCCTTGTAACTCATTTACCTTTGATAACTTTCTGTAAAGTCCTTGCTTGTTTAGCATGAGTGTTAGAAGCTTTTTTCAAACCTTTAATAACTTTTTTTACTTTCTTTGCTTTGCTTTTCTTCATTTCTTTTTAAATAAACCTATCGCACTAGATCCCGCCTTGATGCCGAAGCTGGCAGATATCGCAATATACAACAAATTATGGTAATATGACGGCAGGTCCTGGAGTGCGAGAAAGCCGCGATGTACATGTTCTTGTAAGGGCGTGAATACTAAAACTGCTGGAAGTAGTAGGACAATTAATGCTACCTCATCTTTCCAGCTCCCCTTCATTTGATCAACGGCACTTTGCTCCCATGCAACCTTACCTGCAATTTGATCTTCTTTAAGTTTCTGAGTAGCTTTTATTTCAGTAAGTTTTAATTCTTGCTTTGCTTTTTTTGTTTCAACAAAACCCTTGACGCCATCAGCGACGACGCCAAGAAGTGGTTTTGCTAGTAATTGCCATACCATAAATTCTTTTTATATTGCTCCAATTAATATGATTACGATTATAGCCACAATTCCAGCTTTAATCCAGTCTTTCATGCTCCAATCAGACCACTCTTTCAAATGATCCCATAGATCTGTTAAAAGTTTCATAGAAACCTCCTTGTTACAAGGGTTTTATTACTTTACGCCCTTAAATGCAACTTTTTTGATTTGTTGTCTACTAGTCTGCCCTTTTGGACCTGGACCCTTATTATCTTTTACAACAAAAGCAGCCATAGTTACGGCAGCTGTGTCGGCAACAGTCGGGTTAGGAAAAGGATTTTTTGACTTAACAACTTCTGTTTTTGTTTCTTTAAATTTCATAAGACCTCTTAGTGTAACGTTGGTTTTTTCTCTTTGAGCATGGTATCTTTATCATTCTCAAAAACCTTCTTACCATTTTCGCCCATCGTTTGTAAATAGATCATTTGAGCTGCAGTCATAAACAAAGATGCCACAACCATTCTTTCCTCTTCTGAAAAATTATCTTGAAAAGCATAGTTTATTAAATCATCAACGATTTTATTTATTTGTGGTGCTTCCATATAGTTATTATGGACACAATTTGATATTTATCAACTTCTTTTTCGTTTCTTTTTTTTCTTACCAGCTTTAGATAAAGCTATTGCAACTGCTTGTTTCATAGGTTTACCCTCTTTTTTCAACATCTTAATGTTTTTAGATATTGTCTTTTGTGATTTACCTTCTTTGAGTGGCATTTAATTTTTGCATTTGTATGTTATTTCTTTGAGCTGCTAGTTCAGCTGTTTGCTGTAATTTAGCAGAATCTATCATCGCTTTTTGCTCTAATTTAGCAATATCAAGTTCTGTTTTTGCTTGTTTTGCCATTGCATCTGCCATGACTCTTTGTTGTTCTATATCAAGCTCTTGTTTTTTTAGTTCTACTACTGGGTCTTCTCCTCCACCACCCTCTAAATATTCTTGTTCTTCAGCAACCATTTGATTCATTATTTCAGCTTGCACTTGAGATATTTGTTCTTGAATAA